ACGCACCTTTGCCAGTCTTGCTCTATAATGTCTCCAATGCGAAAAGTATCTGTTATTAAAACTTGTCAGGCTCATTTTACTTCACCGTATTTTTACGCTTTTTGTTTGGCTTTTCAGCAACAATTTCAGCCACCTGTTCAATAGGAATATCAGCAATCTTTTCTTTAATTGCTTTCTGTATTTCCTGTTTCTTCAGACCTTCGGCAACCATATTTTCAATCTGTCTGCGTCTGACTTCGGCCATCTGAACCCGCATATCAACAGGTTTAAATGTAACAACATTCAGTACATCAAGCTGTTTTGTAAGTTCGTCAATTTCTTTCTGAACCTTTTCGAGTTCCTTCTGCTTTTCTTTCAAAGTGTCCTGTAAAACCACTTTTTTAACTTCGTTATCGTCAGCAGATTCAAACAGGATCTTAACCTGTTCGGTAGTAATAGTAGGGTCTTTAAAGGCATTTGCGATTGTTACAGTTGTTGCTGAAATATCTGCAAGCATTTCCTGTTTCTGTTCGTCAGAAAGCCCTTTTACCCACTGATAAGCACGTTCTATTGCTCTCATATTACGTCCTTTTTAAAAGGGCATTAAGACCATGCCTAATGCCCGTTAGGTTAATTAAAATTAAGACTCACGAGTTACCAGTTCAACCATCTGACAACCTCTTACATCACCTACAACACGCCGCCAAGATCCGGCATTTGCAAGGTTAGTAGAAGTAGCGTCATTAGAAGGGCCACCAACAGCAGTGCTTGCACCAACATAGGAATACCCCTTCGGAGCAATAGCATTACACCATCTTGCGTACATGGTAGAAATACCATAGCCGTTACCCTGAGCCTGATTCTTCTCGTAAGCAAGAGGCTCCTTAACAGAACCAAAACCAAGACGGAACTGATCTCTGCCAAAAATGTAGGTAGAGCATACAGCAGATCCGGCAGTTACAGTGCAAGGAACAAGGTTGTTCAGAATAATCTGATAGCCATTGTAGTAATAAGTAGGAGCACCAGCAGTTGACGGAATACGGGTATCAATCACGTCCTGTTTCTGCATATTTGCAAATACAAGCGGGTGAACCATAATCATACCAAACCCGTCCTGAGCGTCACCCAACAGGGAAATAGCGTCAATGAGGGCGTTTACATTGAAATCGGTAGTACCCTTCAGATAAGCACCGGAATTTGCGGTGGAAAGGTCAATACGCTGATCGTTCTGAGTATGATAGGTATCAGTAGCGGAGGCATTGTTTGCAAAAATACCCTTTACAACGGCAAGGAACTGATTCTGCAAAGCACCTACACGGAAATCAGCAACACGAGTACCAATGAAAGCCATCGGGTCAGAACCAGTAAGCATTTCATCGAGATCAGCCACCTGCCAAGATACAGCACGTACACAACGAGGAACAAGCAGATTGCTTGCAGTTACCTTTTCAGGGGTGATAACGTCAGCCGGATTGTCAGAGGCAACAACTTCACCAGTGTCAGCAAGATTGTTGTAGAACGGGAAGTTAAATACAGAACCGCCACCATTAAGCAGTCTGTCAAGGTTGCCATCACGGGTTACAGCACCGGACTGAACAAGATTGAGTTTGCGAACAACTTCGTCAGCGACATAGTTCTCAAACACTTCGGGAACAATAAGATCGGAAATTCTAGTAGTAGCCATTTTATAATTTTCTCCAACGTCATGAACTGTTCATGACTAAATAATTAAAGGAAAACTCAAATCATTAAATCATTCTCAGCATCACGCATTGAAGATTGCTATACAAAAATCACTTTTGAATAGCAAAACGTACTATACCACAAATAAAAATTAAATGCAAATCGGCTCAATTATGTAACAATAACAAATAAAAAAGCGGGTATTTCACCCGCTCATTCATCACTTCAAACAAACTTCAATATCAGTTTATTTCTTAAAAAGGTAGCCAAACCTGTTCAGAACGTCCTTTTCAATTCCCGCTTTTCTAGCAACGGCCAGTGTAGCTTGCGGATCTTCTCTTGCGGCCTGTACCAGTTTAGTAATATTGATACCACCATTAACACCAGTGTTAGTCCACGAATCAATACCAACAGTGTTACCGCTAGAACCACCTGCACCGCCACCGATTGAGCCGCCAAAAAGATAAGGTTTTGACTTTTTAAGGAACTGTGCCCAAGAGTCAACACTAATTCCGGCAGGGAAATTACCCGAATTACCTTCCTTAACTCTTACAGAACCATCTTCAGCGGTTTCAAGAACATTTACCGCCCACATAAGACCATCATCTTCAGCACCTTCTGCAATGCCATTCTGTCTAAGTGCCTTACGTGCCTGTTCTTTCAAAGAATTGAGCCGCCTTTCGCTTTCGTACTGTTCATTCTTTTTAAGCAAAGAATTAAACTGTTCGGAAAGGTTGTTAAACTTCAATTCAAGTTCAGCACGACTGGATTTAAGTTTATTAACATCACTTTCTGAAGATTTAAAACTTGCGAGTTCGTTCTTCATGCCCTTTGCGGCAGTAGGATCAATCCCGTCATAAGAATCAATAACAGCTTGCAATTCCTTAATCTTTGACTGATTACCTTTGTTAAGTTCCCGTTCCGCATTAAGAGCCTTGCGAACGTTCTCAAAATCAGACTGAAAAGCAATATCTGCCATAATCTGAAATTTACCATCGGTTGTTTCAGCATAGAGATCACGATACTTTTCATTCACACTTTCAAGATTATCTACAATCGGCTCAATAACCGGCTTTACGTTAGTATCTTTAAATGCCATTTGATTATCCTCAAAATTACATAACAGGCTGATTATATCATAAATCAAAAGTTTTAGACTTGTATATTTAAAATATATCAGCCATTGTCATTTATTTTATTTTGTTACCTTGTTCACATTATTCAAATCAGCACTCGCCCCCGTTGTCTGATTAGCAACGCTCTGAGCCGATCTGCCTGAACTACCCGCATTATTACCGTTTAAAGGGTTAAGCCCTGAATTGCTAGAGGTTAAATCCTGTTCCGGTGGCATAAGCATATCCCTCAAACCACTATTCTTCTCCTTTTTAATCATTTCAATCTGAGTGTCAAACGGTTCTTTTGTGTAGCCTTTTGACTGAGCATATTCGTAAGCAGACTGTAAAGACATCGGAAAACCAAGTTTAATTGCCGTGGTAATTTTAACAAGATCGTCACCGCTTGCTCTGTAATCACAAAACTCAAGATTAGGCTGAACAATAACCTGTTCCTCGTCTGCCCCGATCCACCTTGCGATAATGCGGAGGGCTTTCTGTAAACCAAAGGCTCCTGTAAGTGCAATCTGATTAAGTGTCGCTGTCTGAGCTGTAAGTCTTGTTTTCAGACTTTCTCCCGTTTCAAACTGTCCTGAATTTGTCAGAAGATTACCGGATTTAACCTCACAGCGGTTATAAATATTTTCCAGTGCCGTTCTCATTTCAGGAATACCTGTTCCCGAAACACCGATAAATTCAGCAGAACCGTCAGTACCTACATTCAATACAGCTCCCGCACCAGTTCTAATGCCCTGTTCCTGTGCGTTCTTGCTATTGTCCTGCGGTGCGGCATTTTCAGCATTTAACAAATGCCCTTTAATTACAAGCGTGTCCTGTCCTTGCATGTGAAGTGCCTGTCTGTAATCAGCAGAAAGCCGATAAGCACTCAACGAATTGTTTGCAAGATCGTCCAAAGGCGGGTAATCAGGCCGTGGTAAGCAATCGCAAGAATTGATAAACACAAAAGGAATTTCATGTAACCTTGTGCCTAAATATGACGGTGTAAACATGTTATCAGGTGAGAAGTCGATAGTATCTACAAACACACCTTGCTGATAAACATCGTTTTCATTTACAGTATTGCCATCGCCAAGCAAACACACCCGATACCGGACAACATCATTCCATGTAAAATTTTCACATATATGCTCAACCTCTTGTAATACAAGCATATTGAGATCAGTCTTACCAGTAGGGTTATCGCTCTCATTCCAGTTAATAATGCTGAATGTATCGTAAAAAGCAAGATAGGGTTCACCGCCTTTTATGTTAGTATTCAGATCAGCAAACAAGCCACAACGCCCGATTTTAACCTGTGCAGTATTGATAGTTCTTAAAAGACTTTCAAGTGATTGTCCGTCTTTTGTTGCGTGTTCTCTCAAATACTCCATTTCTGGCGGCAACTGAATTGTCGGTGAACTCTGGTGGCAAAGACCTACATAACGCTCAACCGCTGTCTTAACATGGTTGATATATTCAGCCCTAGTTTTATATGACTGATAAGCCTTATCGCCCAATGTTTCAGGAACCCCCGCACCATCAAGAATCATACCAGTAGAAGCCGGAAGGTATTTCATACCCTTGTCTTTTACAACCTTTTCGCCCCGATAAAGATCATCAAGTTTTTGCCAGTACGGGAGCATTAAAGCATACTCATAATTATTAGCATTAAGCATATAATTTCCTCTGTCCTATATTTTGTCCTATGTGTCCTATGTTGTGTCCTAAGTTATGCCATACCGTAAGACCGTTGCGTTTTTCCGTCCCAGTCAATATAAGATACGAGATACCGCAAAGCGTCTGCAAGGTGATCTTCGGAATTTGTGTCAAGGTCAAAGTCTTTCTTCGGATCACGGTCAATATTAGGTATTGTTCTTAAACATTCAGTGCAAGTGTTAAAGAAAAACAGCCCCGGTTTTTCCCGTGGTAAAGTTATCCCGTTCACTTTATCAGGAACGCTGTTTCTAAGCCGTTTTCTGATAAGTTCCCAACCTACCGAACGGGAGCCGCTTTTCTTGTTAGCCCCGATCCAGTTAAGACCGGAATACACCCTGTCTCCAATTCTAACACGTTCTAGCATTTCATCTGCAATACAGTGATCATCTTCCTTGCAGAATATTGCAGAATCAGCAATACCCGCTTTTGTTCTGCCATAATACCCGTCATGAATTTCAGTCATGATAATATTTTTCGCTACATCTCTTGCGAGCATACAAAGTCCGGTGTTAGGCTTACCCTTTACACACCCATAGTATTCCATAAACACAAAAGCGTCACCCCGAACTGTATTTCTTTTGGTTCCGTCTTTTGTTTCAACCGAACTGCCATCGCTTATACCAACCCATATTGTTGCAAAAGGTTTAGACCAACCCCAGTCAAAACCTCTGTATATTTGCCACGTATCAGGTATTCTGAACGGCATAACAACGTGAATGCCCGTCCTGAAAATGTCATTAAACATACCATCGCCAAAACTGCAATTCCAGTCTCCAAACAGCCATGCTTTTCTCAATTCAGGATCTTCTATGCTTTCAAGTTCGAGTACATATTCAGGTGATAAATGATAGTTCTCTTTGTAAGAACTAAAAATATGCACCTGAGTTTTTACCATTTCTTCCTCTTGCCGTGTTTGCGGATTGTACGCTTTCACAACCTTACGAATCATTTTTCCGGCAGGAGCAGGATCAATAAATCTTTGTTTTACCCATTGTTTACCCGCACCTGAAGGGTTAGTAGTAACGAGTATTCTCGGCCTTAATGGTGGCAAAAATCTTATTTCGGCATTAGGGTGTTCTTTTGGCACATGTTTTTCTATATGGTATTTTGCATAAAAAACCCGATCTACCCAATACGGATGTTCTTTAGGATTAAATGAGGTACGTGCAGTTGTTTTCATTTTGTCAAAAAATGCCGGACTAGGGTTTTTGGATATTTCGTTATACATAATCATGGTGTATTCCTGACCATGAAAACGTTCGTAATCATCTTCTGTACCGCCCTGTCTGAAAAGCAGTTCCTCACCTGTGTCCCAAACCCACTTTTCATCGCCTTTTGAACTGTAAAATCGTGCTTTCTTTCCAAAAATCAAAGAATAAAGCCGTTTACTTCTTGCTATAACATCAGCGAGATCCTTGTAATGCAAATCTATGTAAACACCACGATAATAAGAACCGTACCCCTTACCCACGTCTAACGCAAACTTTATGAGACTGACTTCAGTCTTTCCCGTTGCTCTTGAACCAGTAAGCACAATAATATCGCAAGGACAAGTAAGTGCAAGCTCCTGAGAACTCATGCAATATTTACCGCTAACAACCCGCCCTTTTAACGGTGTCCACACAACATTGATATTGTCAGGTAAAACAATCCTGCTCATTACTGTCCTTCATAATTCTTTTGCATAGTTATAGCCGCCTGTTCTTCCCAGTCAGCGTCGCTAACCGGACTAGGTGACATTATAACAT